AAAAATGATCTTAAACTTGGACAAACAGCAGCAGAAAAATGTATTGATGCTCTCTTAAGGGGAGAAGTTCCTATTAAAAAATTAATTTTAAGTAAAAATTTACGATCTGACTACAAAGGATTTGAAAAAATATTTATTAAAAATACAGATGGAACCAAAAGTGATCGTTATAGATGGGAGCGTACAAAAGAAGAAGTTGTTAAAGATCCAGATACAGGTAAAAATGTTAAAACAGGTAATATGATAAAATCAAACGACATTCCCGTAATGGCACATGTTGCTTTAGTAGAAAAAATGATTGAACGTGATCCAAATAGTGCTCCAAAACCTGGAGATAGAGTTCCATTTGTGTATGTGGATATTGGAGATCCTAAGGCATTAGCTTCTAAAAAAGTTGAAGATCCTCAATATGTACTTGAAAACAATATACCTATTGATAATCTGTATTATCTTGAACACCAACTTAAAAATCCATTGAAGACTATATTTGATATTTTAATTGGAACAGAAAAATGTGAAAAAATGTTTAACAGAGAATCGTTTTTGGAAGCAAAAAAGAAAGAAAAAAATACCATAGCAGAGGCAAAACGTATAAAGGAAAAAAATAAAGATATTCGAACTTTTTTTACAATTAAGGTTTAGGTTTGGGTTTTGGTTTGGGTTTTGGTTTTGGCTTGGGTTTTGGCTTGGGTTTGGGTTTTGGTGGCATTTAATTAATAATAATACAAATTATTTATTAAAAATTTTTGAAACGAAAATACTTTAATTAAATAAAATAATTATTTGATTAAGAATATTTTTTTTTACATTAACCAGTTTGTCATATAAATAGCACTACCAAGTGCTCATTGTTTAAATGGGAGGCAAAAAAACAAATTTCCTTGACTTTTACAAAAAGGTTACATATTTTATTTTTAAAGTAATTTTTACAATTAATTGTGCAATTATGTTTAATTGCTGTATGCAAGACCACCCATACCAGACATAATACGAAGAACATTATAGTTAACTGCGTAAATATCAATTGATTTAGTAGATTCAACAGCTCCATTTACACTATTAATGTAATTGAACTGAAGCTGAGCAGTGTCAATACGAGAAAAGTTGCATGTACCGGATGGCTGATGTTCTTCGGGGCGAAGAGCAAAAGAGTAAACGGCAATAGAATCAGCAATACCAGTTGCACCAAATCCAGTGTGGCAATCCCAAATTTGATTACGTGTAAAGTATTTGAGAGGGCGGTAGGTAAAACGATCTGTTCCGTTAAGAACAATCTTGCATTCGGTATTAAGAAGTGCAGCAGATACATCAGCTCCCTGACCCTGAACAATCTGAGAAGGTGTGGCAGGACCCTGGACTGCATCATAGTAATCTTGCTGGGGATTATTTAGATTTTGAACGTTCCAGTTAGGTGCACCTGTCCATACAAGTTCCTTTACTGGATGATTGAAGTTAAGACGGATAGTGCTATTACCAGAAGAATCATTTTGCCACTGGAGCTGCTCAATAAGATACTCATGGGCATTCTGTGCAAACTGACGACGCTCAGTTGTATCAAGGTAAACGTAATCAGCATATACATCTATGCTTGAATAACCAGGAAGCTGTGCATTTGTTGGGGTAGTTGTATTAGTTCCGTTTCCATTAACAAAAATATTGGCAGCAGATTGGAAGTTAATGTTAAATTTAACTTCGTGGTACTGAAGAGCAATAAGAGGAATTGCAAGACCTGGATTGCGACAAAACCAGAAACGCATAGGAATATAGGCATCAGTTGGTGCAAGAGCCATTGATGTGAAACTATCAGCTAAATTTGTTCCGCCTTGATGGGTATATGACATACGCTGGTATTTAGTAGAGACAACTGCGGAATCAGCTGCTATACCGGAATTGCTGTTAAGAACTGGTTCTGCAGCATTGGTTCCAAGTTGTCCCTGTGAACCAGTAGGGTTAATCTCTGTAAGATCACGCCAAATTGTTAACCAGCGACCATACTGACGATCAATAAGCTGTCCACCGATCTCAAGCTCGAGATAATCAAGAAGAGCATGGCCAAAATCAGCAGGCATTGTAAAAGAAACACCTGCTGATACAAACCCATTTGGTGTATATTGAATCCAAAGATTTTTAAGAAGATCGCCATTGCGTGAAACAGTGACGCTTACGCGATTTCCTGGGTTTGGTGTGCCATTGATTGTCTGCATAATAGACTCAGTGGCAAAGTTAGTATGGCGGCGATAAACTGATTTAAAAAATGTGATTTGTGGCTGACCAGTAAGGTAAATATCCTGGGCTCCGTAGGCAACAAGCTGCATAAGACCTCCTCCCATTTTTGTGTTTTTTGTACTTTTTATAAATATTTTATTTTTTGAAAAAATTACGAATTTAATTAATTTAATTCATTTAAATTCACAATTTTAAATTCACAATTTTAAATTTTTCTTAAGAATTTAAATGAATTAAATTAAATAAATTAATTAAATTAAATTAATTAAATTAAATGGAATAAGTAAAATTTAATACCACTAGATTAATTGCTGTAAGCCAAACCACCCATACCACCCATAACACGTAAAATATTATAACTTGGTGCATATAATGAATAACTTGGTACATTGTTATAATCTTGTGCTGGAATTGTATAGGTAGAATTATTATAATTGGGTAGACCAGTTGTATCGGACGTGTTTCTTAAAAGAAAATATAATTGTGCGGTATCTATACGGCTAAAATTACATGTACCACTTGGTTGATGTTCTTCCGGTTTAAGAGCAAATGAATAACAATAAATATAATTACCTGGACATCTTGTGTGATGAATATAATTTTGACTTAAACGAAAATATTCACCAGGTCTCTCTTTAAATCTATCTGATCCATTAAGAATCAATTTGAATAATCCCAAGGGTGCAAATTGGCTAGGATTTCCATTGGGAATAATATTGGTTCCTATAGAAAAATCATTTTGAGGTGCATTTGAATTGTTAGTATTTCTATTAAAAACAAAAATAAGTTCCTTTACAGGATGGTTTAAATTAAGTCGAATATAATTATCTTCAGTCGTTGATATTAAATTTCCAGTTTGAGATTGAAGTTGTTCTATTAGATATTCATGTGCATTTTGAGCAAATTTTCTTCGTTCTGTTGTATCAAGAAAATAATAATTATTCCACACAGTAAAAGTATTACTAAAACTTGGAAGAGCTTGTAATGGATCCTGTACAATTGGTTGATATTGTCCGCTCTTTATTCCTACAACTAAATTTGTAAATTTTTCAAATTGTAATTGTATTTTCATTTCATGGTATTGAAGTGCAATTAATGGAATAGCTAATCCAGGATTTCTACAAAACCAGAATTGTAATGGAATTTGTAGTAAATTATAAGGTTCTGAATTTACAACATAAGGTTGCCATATAGCAGATGAATAATTTTTACCAGTCATAGTACCAAATCCTTTTGTTTGACTTTCTGATAATGTAAGTTCTGACCATATATCCATCCATTTTCCATATTGCTGATCAATTAATTGTCCTCCTATAGTAATACTTACATTGTTAATTAGATAATTTCCAATTCCTTGAATCCATCCACAATAATCATAAGTTGAACCATTTTTAATATAAGGTGTTGGATCAAATAAACTTACTTGAAGAATTATATTTCCTATAAGATCACCATTTCTTCCTACAACTAATGTGATATTTCCTCCAAAATTAATATTTCCATCAATAATTTGATAAATAGATTCCATTGCAAAATTTGTATAGCGTTTATAAACAGCTTTAAAGTATGTTATTTGTGGATTTGTTGTAAGATATACATCCTGAGATCCATATGCAGCTAACTGAACTAGTCCTCCACCCATAATATTATTTTAATTTACTAATTCTTAATATTGTTTTTTGACTGATTTAAACATTTCAAATGTATTTTTTTGACTATTAACTTTTTTAACACACCATCCTTTTTCTATCAGAGAAAAAATAAACAAAGCCCTTAAAATTATTAAATAAGAAATTTTATCCATATTACAATGAATATTGTCCATCTTATATTATAATTAATTTATTTATTAAAGATACTTTACGTGATAATTAATTTTTGAAAAATTAAGTTAAAAATGTATAATTAAAAATGTATAATTAAAAATGTATAATTAAAAATGTATAATTAAAAATGTATAATTAAAAATGTATAATTAACTTAAAAATGTATAATTAAAAATGTATAATTAACTTAAAAATGTATAATTAATTTTTGAAAAATTAAAATAAAATGTATTATTAAAAATGAATTCAGATATTTTAAAAATTGGTATAGTTTTAAGTTACAAACATGCTGAAAAAAAGAAAGATGAATTACTGCGTATAAATTTAACAAGAATGCCATGGCTTAAAAATACACCAAAAGATTTTATTGTTATGCGAGATGGTAAAAAACATATAACATCTGATTGTGCAATTGGTATATATCTTCAAACTCATTTTCCGAATGTTCTTGTTGATTATATTCAACCAGAAGAAATATCAACAAGACGTTTTAAAAAAAATGATATAGTTTTTATAATTATTTATGATCTTTTAGAGTCATTTCATTTAAGCGAAAGATATAAAAAACCAGAAATTTTTAATAAATTTAAAACTGCGTTAAAAAATAGTAATAATGTTTATCCTCCTTATCAATATCAAAAATTTATAAATAATAAATGTACTTATTATAAGTATCTTCAAAATAAAGGAATTCCAGTTGTACCAACACAATGTATCCTTAGAAAAAAATGGTATTTAAATAATCCACAAAAATATATAGATTCTCTTATTTCAAAAGTACAAAATGTTAATAAATGGGAATCAATTATTGCAAAACCAGTTTATGGACAAGAAGCAATTGATTTTAAAAAATTTATGTCATGTGATAAAAAATTAGATTGTCAAAAGAAAAATATACTTCGTTATCTTCATAGAACAATTCCCAAATATAAAGGTATAGTTCTTCAAGAATATATTAAAGGTTTTGATAAAAGTAATCCAGAAATGAGAACATATCACATAAATGGAAAATATATGTATACAATGATTTCAACAAATCGTATTTCAGGAGCAAGAGCTAAACAGGAAGGTGGGCAATATAAAGTAAAACCAGAAAATTGGAATTATCTTATGAAATTTTCTAAAATGGTTATGGATTCATTGCCAAAATTAGATTTACCAGGCGAACTAAGAAATCCAATTTTAACAAGAATAGATGTAGGTTCTGGTTTACAAAATGCTCCATTTACATATTTTGTAAATGAAGTTGAGTTTGTTCCAAGTCTTTATATTGAAGATCAAAAGAATCCAGTTATTGAAAAAATAAGTGAAGCTTTATACCAAGTTGCTCAAATATATCATGATCGTAAAATCGAAGGTACATTGCCAATTAAGGTTACTTTTTAAAGATACATCTTTTTAAAGATACATCTTTTTAAAGATACATTTTTTTAAAGTTTGTAATCTGTGTTCTACAAAATGGACAACTTAAAGATTTAATTTTTGAATTACAACCAACACACAATGTATGTCCACATGGATCAATAAAATACCCAACTTGATTTTCCATACAAATTTGACATATCCCACATGGACTTATATCTGTAATTGAACGTAATAAATTTTTAAAAAAAGAATATTCATTTAATGAATCGGAATATTCCTTTTTTAAAGAATCAAATTCTAATTTTGAATAATACCAATCTATTCTTTCCGATAAAAGATTTTTAAGTTCATTGTCTTTATCGTCATTTTCCGAAAAAGAAGATATTATTGTTAAAGAAGACTTAATATTATTACAAAATTGATCAAATTGTTCCTTACGATTTTCAATTTTTATTTCAAGTTCTATTTTTTTATTAAAATTATTTACAAGTAGTTTTTTAACTCTATTAATTGAATTTGCCAGATCAGACGTGTAGTATTTTTTTTCAAAAAAATCAATTTGTTCTGGACTTAAAGATTCTACCTTTTCAAAATCTGTTAAACTAAAAAGTTTATTTTTTATTTGTGAAAAAACATGAGAATATAGAGAACTATCCAATTCTTCCTGATTTCCATTTCTTTCTGTAATAAGAGATTCAAAACTTCTATCAATACGTGAATCAGAACTTAAATCCTGTGAATAACTATTTTCAAGTGGAAAATTTTCTATAAAATTAATTAATAATGAAGTAGTCATTTATATTAAACTGGGGGCGATTCTTTAAACTTATTTATTCTTTCAAGCTTAGAATTAAATTCTTCTAAAGTTGATTTACTTCCTTTTGGAAGTGTTCCGTTATTTATACATTCAATTTCAGTTTTTGAAAATTTAATTGATTCTGTGATGTATTCTTCAAATGCCTCCATTGTTACAGGACAATATTCTTTGACAATTTTTTTAATTGCATCTGAATATTCTCTTATTTCATATTGTGCGTGATGATCGCTTCTAAGAGAAATAAAACGAAGAAGGTTGTGAAGATCAATTTTCCAATAAAATTCAGAATTAATACTTAATGGAAGTATTGTACGAGCCATCTCTCTACAAACACCTTCCTTAATAAGAGTTTCATATAATTTATAAGATTCATTTTGATGATTTTTCATCATTTCAATTAGTTCAGGGCTTTTTTCTAATTCTCCTTCAGATCCTTGTTTATTAGTTTCTGATTGAGTTCTTAATTTTTCAGGAATCCAAAATGAATCCTGAATAAATGAATATCTTGCTGATAATTCATTATAACTACTCATACGATGTCTTTGCCATTGTCTAATTACAAATAATGGAGCTTTTATATGAAATTTAAATTGAACCATTTCAAATGGAGTTGTATGTGAATTTTTTAATAAATATTTAACTAATGCTTTATCTGAATTTTTAGTTGTTGTTCCTGACGAATAACTGATTCTGGCAGCTTGAACAATTGCTGAATCACATTTAAGTTCCATTTGCTCATCGGATAATACTCTAGGTAAAACATCTATAACTTTTACAAAACCATTATTACCTACCAATTCTTCGTAAATAGGGAGAATATTCATCTTTTAATTAAATTAATTCGTTAATTGTTTAAGTAATTTCTTATATCCTGTTTACAATAAGGACAATATATGGATATATTAAACCAGTTTTTAGCACATAAAACACATATTTTATTTCTACAGCATTCTAATATTTTAAATGCTGTTTTGGAGTCAAGGCAAATAGAACAATCTTCATCTATATTATTGTTTTTTAAATTATCTATTTGTTCTTTTGATAATGATATTTTAACAGGTTCCCAAAAATCATCTGGAACAAGAAAATATTGATGATAAAAAAATAAAAATCTTAAAAGAATATCTTCATTATCCATTAATCACATGCATTAATTAAAAATTAATTAATCATACGAATTAATTAATGTATTCAATCATACGAATTAATTAATGTATTCAATCATACGAATTAATTAATGTATTCAATCATACG